TATGAGTAGTGTTTTACGCTTTATGAGTTATGATCAAGGGCGAGAAGCTTTCCAAGCTATGGGACTAGATGTTATATGGTTAGATGAAGAGCCACCACAAAGCTTGTATGATGAGTGTTTATTGCGTACTATGACAACTAACGGAATAGTTATCTCAACATTTACACCACTCAAAGGCATAACTGAAACTGTTCTATCATTGCAAGAAAAGCAATCTAAAGACTTAATTGGAATGGTTAACGCTACTTGGGATGATGCTCCACATTTAACCCAGAAAGCTAAAGATGAGCTGTTTGCAGCTTTACCACCTTTTCAGCGAGATGCACGCTCTAAAGGTATCCCTGCTCTAGGCGCTGGCTCTGTTTATCCAGTAAGTGATGAAGAGTTACTTATTGACCCATTTAAGATACCTATCCACTGGCGTAAAGCTTATGGGATGGATGTCGGATGGAATAATACCGCTGTTTGTTGGATAGCCCACGACCCCGATACTGATGTTATTTATGTTATTGAAGATTATAAGAAAGGGCAAGTAGAACCTGCTGTCCATGCTTCAGCTATTAAAGCTAAAGGAAATATACCTGGATTCATCGACCCTGCATCAGCTGGAAGCAACCAAAAAGACGGAGAAAAGCTTATAGAGTTGTATAAAGCGCAAGGTCTTAATCTTAGACCAGCAGACAATACTGTTGAAGCTGGTATATTTGACATATACGAGAGAATGACCACAGGAAGATTAAAGATATTCCGTAATTGCCAAGAGTTAATCACAGAGAAAAGGTTATACCGTAGGGATGAAAAAGGGAAGATAGTTAAACAAAACGACCATATTCTTGACGCTTTGCGCTATGTGGTTCGTTCTGGTTTACAGTATGCGGTTGCTGGAGATGCTAAAGAACAACCTAAACCAAGCTTTAAAAGACATATAAGAGGTGGTTGGGCTTCTAAATAAAACTATTTGATTATTAATAATAATTGTGTTAAAATACTAACGTCTAAAACAATGCCTTTAAGGTCGTAAGTCGCTTTTAGCTGACAATGTAAGTTTAAGACTGTTAGAAATATAGGATAACAGTTGATGAGCGACTCTAAATCAGTACTAAAGAAATTTGAGAAAACCGTTTCAGCTTGGAAAGATATATATAAGCTTGCCAAAGAGGATTTGCGTTTTCAATCAGACGACCCTGCAGCACAATGGGATGAAGTTGATTATCAAGCTAGAGAACAAGCTAAAAGACCTATAATTACTGTTAATATACTTAACCAGTTTGTTAATCAAGTGGCTAACAATATTCGTATGAATACTCCCACAATTAACGTAATTCCATCAGATAATGAAGCTAGTGATGAAACTGCGGAAGTTATGAAAGGCTTAATCAAGCATATAGAGTACAAATCTAATGCTGATGATGTTTATGATAATGCGGTATTAAGTGCTATTAAATGTTCTATTGGTTTTATAAGAGTTAATCATAAGTATGTAGATGAAGCTAATGAAATTCAGGAGTTAACTATAGAGCGTATAGTTAACCCTTTGTCAGTTTATCTTGACCCTAGTTCAATCACTCCTGATGGCTCTGATGCTAAGTTTGCTTTTATACTAGATAAAATAAGCGTTGCAGATTTTAAGGAAAAATATGATGGTAAAGAGCCTGTATCATTTGAGATTAACTGGGATAGTAAGAAAGAATTACTTGAAGATGATGAAATACAGATTTGCGAGTATTTCTATATAGACCGAGATGGTGTAGTTAGAAGAGAAATACGTTCAGGTGTAGATATCCTTGAAGAAACGACATTTCCTGGCGATTATATTCCTATTGTCCCTGTATATGGTGAAGAAGCTTGGGAAAGTGGCAAGCGTTGCTTACAATCTCTTATACGTAATGCTAAAGTGCCTCAACAAATGTACAATTACTGGAAGTCAATGGAAGTTGAGCTTCTGCAAAAGCAACCTAGAGCTAAATGGGTTGTTGTAAATGGTGCTTTAGAGGGTTTTGAAGAAGATTGGATAGACCCTGATAGCGTTGATGTGCTTTCTTATAATCCTAAAGATGCAGAGGGTAATCCAGTACCGGCTCCACAAATGGTTGCTCCACCACCTATTCCAGTCGGTATAGTTAACGCTCAAAGGCAATGCGTTGATGATATAAAATCATCTATGGGTATTTATAATGCCGCATTGGGAGAGCAATCAAATGAAACATCTGGAGTAGCTATTCAAGCTCGTAAGATTGAAGCACAAGTAACTACTTACCACTTCGGGGATAATCTAGTGCGTTCTATAACTCAAGTAGGGCGAATATTAGTTAGTGCATTAGGTATAGTTTATAATAGTGCAAGAGCTATGAAGATAGTTGGAGAAGATAATCAGGTTAAAACTATCGGTATTAATGGTGAGGTAGTAGATGGTGAAACATTTGACCTTAATAAAGGAAAGTATGATGTTAGAGTTACAACTGGAGCTTCATATTCTACTTTAAGGCAAGAATCTGCTACATTATTGAAAGACCTGTTAGCACAAAGACCAGATTTGACCAATGTTATTGGCGATATTGCTTTTGAAAGTATGGATATTCCAGGAGCTTCTGCAATTGCTAAACGTCTTAAAAAGATAATTGACCCTAAATTACTTGAGGATGATAAACAAGACCCTCAAGTTATAGTTATGCAACAACAACTTATGCAAGCTCAACAACTTATTCAAGGTATGCAAGCTCAAATGACTGAATTAGAGCAATCTAAGCAGGTAGAAGTTATGGAAGCGCAAGCTAAGATTAGCTTAGAGCAAGAGAAAGTTAATAACGATAGAGATAAAATTAAGCTTGAAGTTATGAAGCTTGAAACTGAAAGAGATAAAGCATCTGCTGAAATAGCTCTAAAACAAAGAGAGCTTGATATTAAAGAAGCGGAAATTGGGCTTAAAAATAAAGTAGAGAATGAAAAGCTTGAACTCGAACAAGAGAAGCTTATATCAGAGATTATGGCTCGTGTACATACGGAGCTAAAAGGAATTGGGGTTGCCCAATCATTTGACAATAATGTCAATGTACCAACTATGGAGTTAATAAATGACTGAACAAGATACGCTAGTTAATGAACAAGTAGAGAGCCAGACAGATGAGTCGGTAGAGCTTGAGACAGCGCAGGAAGAACCTAAAGCTGATGAAGTAGCTGAACAAGATGAAAAAGAAGCTAAAGAGGTAAATCCGAAAACCCTAGAGAATGCAATTTCTAGGAGAGATAAAAAGATAAACAAAATGCGTGCTGAAAATCGTCAGATTATGCAAGAAATGACTTCGCTTAAAGAGATGATAAAAACTCTTAATACTGGCAAGACATCTCAAGAGCCTAAGATTGATGATTATGAATCTGTAACAGATTTTGTTAAAGCCGTTATTGAATATCAGACTAAGCAGAATGCACCTAAACAAGAGCCATTAAGCCAAGAAGATGCTTATAAATCACAACAGATGCAAGCTAAAGATGCGGAACTAAGAGCAGCTAACGTTAGATACAGCAAAGAAATCCCTGATTTTAGAGAAGTTATGGATGATAATGTTGATGTATTTAATGATATGCCAGACGATATTGCAGAGTTATTCTTCCAAGTAGAAGATGGGGCAATTGCTGCCTATAACCTTGCTAAGGCTGGTAAATTGGAAAGATTAGCTTCTATGAATCCTGCTGTTGCTGCGCTTGAGATTTACAAAGCTCAAGAGGGTTTTCCAGCTCAAAAAAAGGTAGTTCCTGCTCCTAAACCGATTAGCACACTAAAAGGTACTGGTGCTGGTCAAAAATCAACAGATGAAATGAGCGGTAAGGAATTGCTGAAGCAATACCGCCTCTCATAAGAAAGGACTAAAAAATGACTAATACTATAGGTACAGTAAAAGCGAATGCTTCTAAGATTGCCAAAATGGCTGCGGCTGATTTGGCAGATAGCGTTCAGTTTTTTAAATCAGTTCGTAAAATGGATGGTGAGTTTAAACCAGATGCTGGTGGTCACTCTCCTGGCGATACTGTAAACGTTCGCATTCCTGCAAAATATACAGTAGGTACAAGTTCATTTGACTTGACCTCTGCTATTCAGGATGTGAAAGAGCAGTATAAAAACATGAAGCTTGACATTATCGGTACTATTGGTACTTCATTGACTTCTCAAGAATTGGCACATGATGTTGACTTGGGTACAGTTTATGACCGTTTCGTAAGACCACAAATTATGGATATGGCAGCTTCAATCGAAAATCAGATGCTTACAAGAGCTACACAGTTGACTTATAATATTGTTGGTACAGCTGGTTCTACAGTATTTGATACCGATACAGTATTGGCAGCTAGAGAGAAAATGAGCAAATTCCTTTGCCCTAAAGACTCTAACCGCTACTTGTTGTTTGATTCTACTGCTATGCGTTCTGCTGTAAACGCTCGCAAAGGCTTGTTTAACTCTCAAAATTCACTTGCTGAAACTTATAAATCAGGTGCGGTTGGTGAAGCTGATGGTTTTAAATGGCTTGAGAATGAGTTGCTTTACGTTCATACTAATGGTGCTGATGTTTCTGTTGCTGTAGAAAACACAGTAGTAACAATTGCATCTGGTATGACAACTCTCGGTGTTGATGGTGTAACTTCTGGCGCAACAATTAAGAAAGGTTCTACTTTCTATATTGATGGCGTTTATGCAGTGCATCCACAGACTAAGGTTGCTTATCCGTTCTTGCAAACATTTACTGTTACAGAAGATGTTACAGAAACAGCTGCAAATAGCGTTATAATGAAAATCTCCCCTGCTATTTATAGCTCGGCATCAGGTTCATTGCAAAACGTATCAGCACTTCCTGCTGATGAAGCGGCGGTAACTTTTCATGGTTCTGCTTCTACTAGCTATGTAAACAGCCTTGCATTCCACAAAGAAGCTTTCAGAGTAACATCTGTTCCTTTGGTACTTCCTATTAATGCAGAGTTTGCAGCAATGGCTACAGAAGATGGTATAACAGTTGCTATTGTTCGTGACTTTGATGTCTACACTCGTAAGATGATTACTCGTGTAGACTTCTTGGGCGGCTTGGTAGATGTTAGACCAGAATGGGCTTGCAGGATTATAGCTTAATCTAACGGGTGGGGTTAAAATCCCACCCACTTTTAATGAAAGGTTATTAAAATGAGTGTTGGTGTAATTGCAGGTAATGTAGCGGCAATAAATCTTGTTACTGTTACTTGGGATATTCCATCTATTGCGGCTAATACTACCGAAGAAGAAACTTTTACACTTAATGGTGTGAAAACAGGCGATTTGGTTTATGTATCAAAAGCGGATTTAGATGCTGGTATCTTGTTTGGCTCTGCTCGTGTAACAGCGGCAAATACAGTCGGTGTTCAGTTGGTAAATGCAACTGGCTCTGCTGTAGATGCGGCAAGCGAAACAGTAAAAGTTCTAGTTGTGCGACCAGAGGGTTCTGGCTCTACAAAACTAGCGTTTTAATCAGGTAGGGGAGAAATCCCCTATCATTTAATAAAGGTGAATTATGAAAGTTACGTTAATTAAAAATGAAGCTATTAAATCTACTAAAAGCCAATCTTTGGTCGAAATTCTTCTTAAAGATGGTTGGAAAGTATTTGATGAAGAAAATAATGAACCAATTGAAGAAGTTATAAAAGAACCAATTAAACGTGGTCGCAAACCAAAAGGTGAATAATGTCAACAATTAGAAAAATATTGAAACGCTCGCTTATTGTAGCTGGTATTTTAACCAAAAACGAAGCTATGTCATCATCTGAAGCAGAAGATGCTAATGATACTCTTAATGCTATGCTTTCTAATTTTTCTAATGAAAGTATGCTTATTACTGCTAGAACAGAGGAAAGCTTTACTCTTACAGGTGCGGCTAAATATACTATAGGAACAGGTGGAAATTTTAATACTACTAGACCTATAGCAATAGTTTCAGCATATGTAAGAAATGGTGGAATAGACTATCCTTTAGAGATTATAAGCGATACTAACTATAACTCAATACAAGATAAATCAACATCTGGATTGCCTGATAAACTATTCTATGATGGTGCTTATCCTTTAGGTAATATTACTCTTAGTCCAGTGCCTATTGCAGGTTACACACTTACTTTATTGAGTGAAAAGCCAATGGCAACCTTAGGTCTTGACGATGAATTTAGTTTTCCTGCAGGTTGGGAAGAAATGATTGTCTATAATCTAGCTTTAAGACTTTGTCTTGAATATGCAGTAGCTCCTACTGATGTATTAGTATTATTAGCAAGAGAAGCTAAAGGTAATGTAAAATCTGCAATTATGAAGAATAGACCGCTTAAAAAAGAAGTCGGTGGAGTACAAAACATTTATACAGGTTATAACTAATGGATATAGGTTTAGTAGGTCAGTCTTATCAAGAATCTTCATTACCGTTTGACGCTCAAAGAATGGTTAATCTTTACGCCGTTCAAGACCAGCAAGGGAAGAAAGTTACTGCTTTATATGGTACTCCCGGATTAAGCTTATTCTCTTCAATAGGTACAGCAAAAAACAGAAAATGTTATGTCGCTGCAAGCGGTAGAGCTTTTGTTATATCAGGGGCTAAATTATATGAACTTCTTGCTGATGCAACATATGTTGAATTAGGTAGTTTACTGCAATCTTCTGGTGTTGTGTATATGGCTGATAATGGTTTTCAGCTTGGTATATGTGATACTAAAAATATTTATATGTATGACTTTGAAAGCGAAGTATTTACTAAAGTAACTCTCCCATCTGGGGTAACAGCAGGAACTTTAGCTTTTATTGATGGTTACTTTGTTATAAGTGATAAAAATACTGGTAAGTTCTATATTTCAAAGATATATGACGGATTAACATGGGCTGTGCTTGATTTTGCTACTGCTGAAAATTCTCCAGATAATCTTGAGAGAGTTTTTAACGCTTTAGGTCAATTATGGCTTTTAGGAACTTATACAACTGAAATATGGACTAATACAGGTTCTTCTGCTTTTCCTTTTGAGAAAATAAACACTAAGCTTGAAGTTGGTATAGTAGCTCCCGATAGTGCGGTTGATATTTCAAGCTCTTTATTCTTTTTAGGTAGAGATAAAGCAGGTAGTACTAGGGTTTTTAATACTATAGGTTTTAGAGGAAATCCAATTAGCACACCGCCAATTGAATTAATTTTAAGGAAAGCTGGTGATTTAAGTACTGCTAGAGCATTTAAATATCACCAAGATGGTCATACATTTTATGTATTAACAGGAGCTAATTTACCGACAAGTCTTTGTTATGATGTTACAACACAACTTTGGCATGAAAGAGCTTACTTAAATGAATTTGGACAGTTTGAACAACATCTTGCAATAGACCACATGTTCGCATTTGGTAAACACTTAGTAATTGATAGATTAAGTTCAAAAATATATGAGATGTCACCAGAATTCTATACGGATGCAGGAAATTGTATATTAAGAGAAAGAATTTTTACACATTTAAGTGACAATAACAAAAAAATAAGGTATAATAGGCTTGAAATTGATATGGAAGTCGGCGTTGGTTTACAGAATGGACAAGGCTCTGACCCATTAATTTCCTTGCTGCTTAGTAAAGATGGCGCACGCACATGGTCGAACCCTTATCAATGCTCTATAGGTAAAGTCGGACAATACAGAACTCAAATTGTATTTAAGCGACTAGGCATGG